AGTTGGGAAAACCAACTTTGCTGATTTCGTGTATATGTTCCATGTCTTGGATTACTGCTACGACAATCAATCCAAATGTTCCTGTCATATCCTGTATTTCGCCCTGGAAGAGTCCGTCCAGAAGGTATTGGAGCGTTATCTGTGCTATCTTCTCTATAAGATAGACGGCATCCGCATCGCCCCGACGGACCTTCAGTCTACATATGTAGATTATCCTGTTCCACAAGAGTACCTGGACAAATTCAAGCAGGAGCCATACAAAAGCAGGCTGGAGTTCTTCGAACAGTGTGTACAGTTTGAGACTGAGGATACGAACCCTACCGGCATCCTCCGCGTATGTGAGGCTTATGCAAAGAAAGTCGGTACATACAAGTCCCACAAGATGGCATCCCGGGGAGATTCCTTCAAGGAAGTGGAGATTTTCGACTCCTATATCCAGAATGACCCGAACCACTACAAAATCGTCATCATAGACCATATCGGTCTTGTGGATCGGGAACAGGGATTCCGGACAAAGGATGCCGTGGACAAGATGTCCGAGTATTTCGTAAAATATCTCAGGAACCGCTACAACTACACCTGTGTTGCCATCCAGCAGCAGGCATCCGAATCCGAAGGCTTGGAGGCCATCAAACAGAAACGGATGCTTCCGACAGCCTCAACGCTTGGTGATTCGAAATACACGGCACGTGACTGCGACTTGGCAATCGGCCTGTTTGATCCGTCCAAGTTCGGTTTGCCGAACTGGCTTGGGTATAAGATCCAGGATGCTGATGGCTCTGGCTTACGAAACTATGGTAGATTCTTGTATGTAATCGCCAATCGTAATGGAGAAATGGGAGGAGTATGTCCACTGTTCTTCGACGGCGCTGTCTGCAACTTCGAAGAACTGCCGCGTCCCGACGAGGTGGACGCCATTGCAAAGTTCTATGCGAAAGCGCAGAACATAAAGTCTTTCCGCCAGCGGCAGAAGGCTACATCTCTGACATTACTGTCTTTTCTCAAAAATATCTTTACACTTTAACAACTTTATGGCAACAACAATTTTGATTGCCGGCAAGACCGGCACGGGCAAGACAAGTGCCATACGCACCCTCAACCCCAAAGAGACCCTTATCCTGCGTGTCATCAACAGGACCCTCCCTTTCAAGTACGCAGGAATCTACGGCAAGGAACAAAAGAACATGCTCTCCACGCCTACTTATGACAGCGTGCTGAAAGCCCTCGAATGGGCCGACAAGCAGAAGCATATCAAGAACATCGTCATCACTGACGGCACCTACATCATCCGGCAGGAGTATTTCAGGAAAGCCAATCAAACAGGCTACCAAAAATATACGGACATGGCCGTCCATATGCAGCAGGTACTGAAGGCCATTCAGGAGTGCCGTGACGACATCAAGGTCTTTATGGAATACCATGTGGAATCCATTGTGACCGACTCCGGGGCTACGGAATACAAGCCATCCACGGTTGGGAAGCTGCTGGATTCCCAGTATAACATCCTTGAAAATGTTGATATCGTCCTCTTCACCCAGCCCCAGTATGAAGACAAGAAAATCACCTATGGCTTCGTGACCAACAGGACGATTGACCGCAATGGCGCAGAGATCCCCGCCAAGTCACCTATCGGCATGTTCGATGAGATGTTCATCCCGAACGACCTTGCGCTTGTCGCCAAGGCAATCGACGAGTATTATGGATAGAGAAAGCCTTCAGGGTATCGCAGCGCATCGGCTTGCCAAGGAACACCGGCTTATCTGTCAGTGGGCTACAGGTGTGGGAAAGTCGAACGTGGCGCTGCGGTTCCTGAAAGACAATCCCTGGATGACCTGTCTTATCCTTGTGCCGGAGCAGAACAACATCGAGAACTGGGCGGATGAATTCAAGAAATTCAATATCCCGATGGATGATGTCCAGATCGTATGCTACGCCTCCCTGCACAAATACAAAGACACATCCTGGGACCTTGTGGTGTTCGATGAGGCACCGCATATGGATACCGAAAAGCGCAAGGCCATCTGCCGGTCAGTCCGGGGCGACTATATCCTCGCCCTCGGCGCGGTGATAGATGATGATGAACGCCTTGCGCTTGAAAGTGTCTATGGCAAGTTCGAGAAATCTGTAGTAAGCCTTGCAGATGCCGTGAAATGGGGTATCCTTCCGTCGCCTCGTATCTATGTCGTCCATATGGGAATGGATGACAGCATTCGCAGATACTGGCATAATGGAAGGAACCTCACGGCAAAGCAGATGTATGCGGAGATAGCCCGGAAAGTTGACAAGGCGGTTACGGATTACAACAACAATGCAACGCCGTTCAACCGTTCGAAGATGTACCGTGCCGGGAATGAACGAAAGCGTTTTCTCGGTTCTTTGAAAGATGAAGCCGTCAGTCGGATATGCAGTTATCTTGAACAGAAGAAAAAGCGGTTTATCTGTTTCTGCTCGTCCATCAAGCAGGCTGAGGCTCTTGGCGGGGAACACGCATTCACATCAAAGTCCATGGTAGCCTTCCAGCACCTCAACAAGTTCAACAACCATGAGATAAACTCCCTGTTTGTTGTCGGAAAGCTGATTGAAGGCCAGAACCTGAAGGACATTGACTGCGGTATCATCACACAGCTCGGAGGAACTTCACGGATCACCGTCCAGGAAATTGGCCGTGTTCTAAGGTCTACAAATCCCCTTGTCTACATCCCTGTATTTGACGGAACCAAGGACGAGGGCTTCCTTTACACCGTAACTTCCAATATCCCAACGGAGTACATTAAACACATCAATTTATAAACAATTCGTTTAATTATTACAACCAAAATGATTGAAAACAAAAAATTCGCGAAACAGCTGAAGACCATCATTTCTTCCAGCGAAGAGGCCAAAAAGATTGCGGAAGCCGAGCTTCAGAAAATCGATGAGAAGTACAAGGCGCTTGCCGAGCAGGAGAAGCGGTCCATCCGTCAGCAGATCGACATGCTGGACAAGGTTATCAGTTCCTTTGCACAGACAAATGAAGCCGAGCCGGTAGTTGAGGAAACTCCTGTTGCTCCCGAAGCCGAGGCCCCTGCGGAGATTGTGGATACGCTGTTCCCGGAGAATAATGAACAGGAATCGACAGAGTCGGAAGAGTTCGCACCAGCCGAAGAGCCTGTAGCGGAAATGCCCGAAGAAAAAGAATCCCCCGTTGAAGTTTCGCAGTCCGAAGAAGCAGAAGAAGATGATTCCCTCTCCTTCGCCGGTGACAACGATGATCCGGACTGGGACTATCCAGAAGAATGGAAAGACTAACTGAAGTATAACACAATAAAACTTTTTACAACATGATTGAGAACGTAAACGCAAGCAAACAGCCGACTGGTGACTTTACTCCCCGTGACATCTATATCGGAGTGGCATCCGTAAACATCAAGAGCGTGAATCCGAACAACGACACCCTCCGCAAGTGGGGTTGGGATATCTCCGCTGATGCACCGGAACCGGAATACTTTACTACTACTGAAGTGGATGGCAAGCTCGTCAAACGTGGCCGCATCCGTCTTCTCGCACAGATTCAGGACCTGCCGGAGAAGCCTATCGTGGCCCTCGACTTCCGTATTCGTCCCGATGTGCAGATAAACAAGGAAGGCACCAAGTGCAAGGTCATCGACAACTTCGGTCGTACCGCATGGGCTACGAAGGCCGAAATCCAGTCTAAGGCTGTCCCGCATTACACCAATGGTCCCGCAAGTATCTCCACGCCGTATAAACCGTGTCACTATGGCGAAGACGAACTGCTGAAGTTTATCTTTAAATACGACAATGTAACGCCGCTTCAGGTGTGGGTGAATGGTGGCTGGACCAACAGCAGCAACCCGGGCCGCATCAGCTTCGACAACTGGGGCACTATCTGTGAAGGCAATACCCGTGAGGTCGTTGAAATGCTGTCTGCCATGCCGGAGAACTGTGTCAAGGTGGTGCTTGGTGTCTATACGAATCCCGAGACTAACCGCTCGTATCAGACCTTTATCAGCCAGACCTACAGTGGTCAGAAAACCTCTTATCTCGGCAATGGCTCACGTCCTGACATGAACACCGGCACCTATCCCAATGCCCAGAAGCTCATCGACGATTTCTTTAATGGCCGTGGCGAGGACTCCCCGTATTCGTTCAGTGCCGCCCCTGTTAAGAAATGGACGGTCTCCGCTACAAAGGTGGAGGACCATACTGAGAACCGCTTCGACAGTCAGGAATTCTTTGAGGACAAAGACGACCTTCCTTTTGACTAATGATTTCACAGGTACGAAAGAGCACGATCAATGTGCGGCGCGAGGATATCGCACTTTCGGACCGTGATATCATACGCCGTTACATCGGAATAGACGACTTTCCCTGTTCGATACAGTCGCCGCTCCGCGATGATGATGTCCGCCCCTCTTTCTCGATGATGGAGAGGGGCGACACCATCTTCTGGAAGGACTTTGGGACAGGTCAATCCGGGAATGCCATCTCCCTGATGGCCACACTGTGGAGCGTTACCTACAGTGAGGCTCTGTTAAAGATAAAGCTGGATACGGACAGTACGATCCCTCGGGAGAGTCTTATCCGGCGCTATAGGGGAAAGGTACATCTGACGAGCAATTCCGAGATAAAAGTCAGTATCCGTCCGTGGAAAGACTGGGATATAGACTTTTGGAAGTCTTTCGGTATATCGCAGTCTTTCTGCGAGTGGTGCAATGTCTATCCTGTATCCCATGCCCTGTTCACACGGACGGACAAGAATGGCTTCACCAGTACCGTCACCATACCGATGGACAAGTATGCTTATGCGTACTTCGAATGGAAAGACGGCATGGAAAGCATCAAACTCTATCAACCGTTTTCCCAGACGATGAAGTGGCTGTCAAAGCACGATGCTTCTGTTTGGGACCTGTGGAAGCACGCCTTTTTGTGGGCTGAGAAGAAAAGTAACAAAAATGTTATATTGACATCATCCCGCAAGGATGCGATGTGCCTCTGGGAGAATCTGAAAGTACCTGCTATGGCATTGCAGGGTGAAGGTTATGTTCCAAAGCCACAGGTTATGCAGCAGGTATTCGACAGGTTCGATACGGTCTACATCTGGTATGACAATGACTTTACCCACAAAGATGACAATCCAGGGCAGGATAATGCGAGGAAACTGATTGGTATGTATCCGTTATTACACAATATCTGCATACCGGACACTTTCAAAGCAAAGGATCCAAGTGACCTCTACAAGACCTGGGGAAAAGATATTTTAACAGAAATCTGGAACACACAAAAATGAACGAAATCCAAAAACAGTTCTTTGCCAAAGGACGGAACAAAATCGTCGAAGGAGCACATCTGATGATCTGCACGAACGGGCCGTTCCCTGGCGGTGAGAAGCAACGCCAGTTTCTTACACTTGTTGAAAAGTTTCTCAAAGACACAGCGCATCTCGCTACAAAGTAATTATGAGATTCAGAGTAACATTTACTGAAAGCAATGCCAGGTTTCACGGGACATTCACGCGCGAATGTGATGTCCCGAGCCTGGAAGATGTAATCAAAATCTACGGCCTCAACGAACCTGACATCCTCGATTACAAAATTGAAGAAATATGAAAGAGTATCAGCTTTTCTACTACATCCCTTTTCCGCAATGCCAACCGTACTATGATCGGGATATTCCTGCAGGCGAAGTCTGCGATGTAGGGGATGGCGTATTCATTTCGAAAGACTACATCGACCATGAAAATCGTAATTCTTGACTACAGCGACAATTCCATCCAGACGATGTGGGTAGGTGGAGAACTTGCCGAACGGCTGGAGTCCGGTGATGAAGACGCCCAGCTGTTTCTCGCAAACAACGGTTACGACCTTGACAATATCAATTGGATGTTTTCTGACGAAGATGCCATTCCGGTCTACAAACACAATGAAGTAATCCCTTATACCAGCTTGTGATGGACTTTGAAAAAATATGCATGATATTCACGATGCAGGAGCCGTTTTACGGTATCCTGCTGTCGTCGATGCAGCGGCTTCCGACAAAAAAGATTGACACGATGGGCGTGACACGCTCTGGTGGTGTATTCAAACTATACTACAATCCAGATTTCGTCGCACCGCTTACTGTGGATCAGACACTCCTACTGATAAAGCATGAGATTCTGCATCTGGCATTCAACCATTTCTCCCTGTGGGATAACCACGCAAACGAAGACATTGAGCATCTACGGAATATAGCTGCCGACATGGAGGTGAACAGCTATCTGGATGAAGCGGCCATACAGGACCTCAAAGGCGTTACCGCCAGTATGAAAGGCTGGGAGAAATGCCTTGGGACGAAAGAGTATTTCAAGCGGCTTATGGATGAAGCGCAGCAGCGTCAGCAGCAGGCACAGGCGAACAGACCGCAGCAGCCCTGTAATGGTGGACAAGGCGGACAACAGCCGGATGACAAGTTGAGTGACGACGGGCAGCAGCAGACGCCGCAATCCGGTTCTCCGGAGATGAAGCAGGGACAGGAGCAGGATGGTGGAACACCGTCATCGCAAATGCCGATGAATGGCGGTTCCGGTCAGACAGTTCCGCAGGAGATGCTTGATGAGCTAAAGCAGATGGATGACCATTCCATGTGGCCGCAGTATGACAACAAGGAAGAGGAACAACTGGTTAAGGATGAAATAAACAGCCTGCTGGACTTTGCAGCACAGGAGGCCGAGAAGAGCTGCGGAAATGTTCCCGGTGAGATGAAAGGCCGTATCGAACAGATCCGCAAGAAGCCTCGACCGGTAACTGACTGGAAACGATACTTCCGTCGCTATCTTGGCAATGAGTTCACCGACCAGATCCGCAAATCCAAGAAGCGTGAGTCGAAACGGTTCCCTGATGCCGCCGGCAACAGGCACCGCAGAAAAAGCCATATCCTCGTAGCCATTGACACCTCCGGCTCCGTATCTATGCCGGAATACAAGGAGTTCATGGGGCAAATCCGGACGCTGTACGACACGGCAACCTTCCATGTTCTTGAATGTGATTCCAGTATACAGCATGAGTACGATTTTAAGAACAGAATCCCTGAAGAACTGCATGGCGGAGGAGGAACCAGCTTCTATCCGGTCACGGACTACTTCCATGAACATCGAAAACTTTACGACGCTCTTGTCTACTTCACAGACGGCTACAGCGACATCCCGAAGGACACTCCGAAGGAAACGCTATGGGTCATTTCCTCGCAGGGCAAGCAGCAGCGGGAACGCTACAAGGTAAACGGAGCATCCGTTGTCTTTATTCCAAAGAAAAACTAACACAAAATACAGTTTATGACAAACACGATTTCTATGGACCAGGTGAAGAACCTGATCAACTACACCATCGACAACAACAACAAATTGCAGGAAGACGGAAAAACACCGATTGCCATTGCACTTGAGGCATCTGCAGGTATTGGAAAAACTTCAGTAGTGAAGCAGGTGGCCGAGGAACGGAATATGGGGTTCACGAAGCTGAATCTTGCCCAGCTCGACGAGGCGGGAGACCTTATTGGATTTCCTGTAACGGAATACGAATGTCAGATTGCCAAACGCTTCAAGGACGAAGACGGAAACATCAAGACGAAAGTACTCCCGGGAACGGTATGGCTTACAGCAAAGCAGCTGGATACGATGGACAAGAACACCGCCGTCAAGCAGACCGGCAAGACAAGAATGGGCTATGCCAAACCCGCGTGGGTTCCGGAATATAACGACAACGGAACTATCTGTCTTCTTGATGATTATGTCAGAGCATCCCCTCAGCTCCTCCAGGCTTGTATGGACCTTATTCTTGAACAGAAATACGTATCCTGGTCCCTTCCGGAAAAGACTACTATTATTCTCACGAACAATGCGGATGACGGTAGCAACAATGTGTCTTCGCTCGATGAGGCGCAGAGGACACGTTTTCTGAATTTCGATGTCGCTTTCGATACGAATGCCTGGATGGAATGGGCAGAGAATGCCGGCATCGATGGGCGATGCATCAACTTTGTTGCCAGTTACTCTGATGAATTGTTTTCTGCTGACGAAGAAGGCAATCGTATTTGCAATCCGCGGTCTTTCGTGATGTTTGCAAATATGATTTCCGGCATCAAGGACTGGGACAATCAGGAAAATCTTGCCTTTATCTCTACTATTGCAAAAGGCTGTTTCAAGGATGAAGGCAGCAAGTT